CGAAGATGGCGATATTTCAGGCATTCCTGGAACCATCATGGAAGTATGGCAAGGTCTATCACGAGCTACTGACGCAAAAGACAGTGACGGCGGTGCTATCTACTATAAAGAAGTTTTAAATCAAGCTTCAAATTGGATTTGGTTTGCAAACGATAGTACGACGGCTGTATCTAACACCGCACTTAATGTTACTTCATCTAGTGCTACTGTACCATTGTCGATGTCATTTGGTTTTGGTAGAGATATCGGAGCCGAAGGATCTACTGAACACCTTGGAGATATTCTAAGAGCGTATGATCTCTTTAAGTCAGCTGAAGATTATGACATTTCTTTGGTCTTGGCTGGAAAATCATTCGGTGGTTCAAATATATCAAATGGTCGAACAGTTGTAGGTTATCAGTTGGCTAATTATCTTATCGATAATATTGCTGAGCGCCGCAAGGATTGTGTAGTGTTCTGCTCTCCTGATAAAGATGATGTAGTCAACAACACTTCTGATATTACTGAAGATGTTGTAGATTTCCGTAATCAACTACGTTCATCTTCATATGCTGTATTGGATAGTGGATACAAGTATATGTATGATAAGTACAATGATGTTTACCGATGGATTCCCATCAACGGTGACATCGCTGGTCTTTGTGCATATACTGATGACTCTCGCGATCCTTGGTGGTCACCTGCTGGTTTCAACCGCGGCAACTTAAAGAATGTTGTAAAGCTCGCTTGGAACCCTAAGAAAGCAGAACGTGATATTCTTTATAAGAACGGTGTCAACCCAATCGTTAACTTCCCTGGACAAGGTATCGTAATGTTCGGTGATAAGACGCTACTTGCTAAGCCTTCAGCGTTCGATCGCATCAACGTACGTCGCCTCTTTATTGTTCTTGAGAAAGCGATTGCTACTGCTGCTAAGTTTACTCTCTTCGAATTCAACGATGAATTCACACGAGCAAGCTTTGTCAATCTCGTGACGCCTTATCTACGAGATGTGCAGGGTCGCCGCGGTATTACTGACTTTACGGTTATATGTGATGAGACGAACAACACTGGTGAAGTTATCGATCGTAACGAGTTTATTGGTGATATCTACATCAAACCAGCTCGAAGCATCAACTTTATCCAGCTCAACTTCGTCGCTGTACGCACTGGCGTAGAATTCTCCGAAGTTATTGGACAATTCTGATAAATAAGATAAATAAGAAAAAAACAGGAGAATAACTAATGGCATTTAGCGTACAGAACTTCAAGTCAGCGGCTCTCAGTCAGGGTGGGTATCGTCCCGCCCTGTTTGAAGTACAAGTCACGACTTTGGGTGAAGAGTTTAATCTGCTGTGTATGTCATCGCAAGTTCCTTCATTCACGACTGGTATTATTGAAGTTCCTTACTTTGGTCGTAAAGTGAAGATTGCTGGTGATCGAACGTTCGCAGAATGGACTACGACTGTAATGATCGAAGAAGACTTCAGCCAGCGCGCAGTACTCGAAGAGTGGGCGCGTAAGGTAAATGATGGTCCTTCTAACATCCGATCTTACGGTTCACCTGAAGACTATAAAGAAGATGCTACTATCAAGCTTTATGGTAAGACTGGCTCTAAACTTCGTGAGTATACTCTCGTAGGTTGCTGGCCTTCAGATGTTGGTACTATTGAATTGGATTGGAACACGACTGATACTATCGGTACTTATACCGTTACTTGGGCATTCGATTACTTCAACCCCGGTTCCTAATCCGGTCCGCCTTGACTAATCAATAGAGGGGATATAAATAAACTTATATCCCCTTTATTTCATCGGAGATAATGAATGGACCTTTTTGGATTTGAAATAAACAGGAAGAAGGAGCAGAAAGAAGCTGAAAAGCGGATCTCCTTCGTTCCCCCTTCTAACGAAGACGGCGCGTTAACCGTTGCCGCAGGTGGTGTCTATGGCACCTACGTTGACCTCGATGGTTCAGTCCGAACCGAAGCAGAACTAGTCAATAAGTATCGAGCAATCTCGTTCGATCCCACTATTGACATGGCTATTCAAGAGATTTGTAACGAAGCAATCGTTGAAGACAGCGATGAAGATACCGTCTCCATTGTACTAGATGATGTAGAAC